GAACTTTAGGTACAACTTTAGTTTTCTTATTAGAAATCTTAGCTGCTAAAAGATTTTCATACAACATGGCTTTATGTAGAACATCTACAGACCTTGCATCAATTAAGCTATTGACCTCCTGTTCGGTAAATCCTTTTTTAACTGCAAAACTTTTTATATTTTGTTTAAGTTTTGGGCCTTTGTCAGGATCAACCCATTCGGGTAGTCTTTGTGCCATAATTTCTTGCTGTCTGCCAAGTTCTTCTTGCCATTTAGCTTCATGCTCTTGTTGTGATTTAAGCTGAAGATTCTTTTGTTCTTCTTCAACCATTCTTTTATTATCCTGAAGTTCCCTATATTGATCTCTTTTCAACATATATTCGGTTGGATCTTCTTCCTTGAGTTTAGTCCAATCAGTAGATGAAAATTCTTTAATTTTTGCATCTGCTTGAGTGTTAAATTGTTCAAGTTGTGATAAATAATGCTGTCTTTCTTGTTGAGTCGCAGCTAATTCTTCATCAGCTTTTTTCCGTTGCTCTGCCAATACTTGACTTTTTCGTGTGTAATCAGCTTGTCTACTGTAACCAGCTTGAAGTTCATCGAGAGTAACCTCAACATCTTTACCATCTACTTTGATGGTGTATGTACTAGGTGTCTGACTTTCTTCTACTTGGTCTTGGTCTACTAAATCTTCAGCAGATAACCCATCAGGATTTTCTGCTTCTGTTTCAACTGATTCGGACTCCATGTCCTGTGCAGAAACTTCTTCTTGTGTTTCTGTTTCTTCTTGGTTTTCTTCGCTTTGCTCCGTAGGAGTGCTCATCATACCTTGAAGTGCTTTTTGTGCCGATGCAACATCTGTTACAGGCACACCACCATGAGTGGATTCTTTCTTAGGGATATCATCTTTTGCCATGATTATTTACCTCCCTTTCTTTCTTCTTCAAGAATCTTTCCATTTTCCATAGTATTTACAAGAACATTTTGAGCTGTTAATACACCTCTTATAGAATGATACAATGCTTCTCTGCCATCTTTATCAACTATTTCTGTTCTTATCCATTTCTGAAATATATCGTTTTGGATAACTTCATACGATTTTATTAATAAAGGATCTTCAAGTAATGCTTTTGCATTTTGTCCTTCCCTTATCTCCTTCTCTTTATCTACCATTTTCTGCTCCTATTTGGTTGATTCTATCCACTAAATTAGTGGGTATAGTTTTTCTCCCAGCGAGATACCCTCGAATATCATTCGGACTGATTGATGTTTTCAAGTGTAGCTCATTTACTGAAATGCGATATTTCAACATTAGTTGTTGTAATTCTGTATTAGTAAGTTTTGATTTTTCTGTTAATTTAACCAATTATTTTTTCTTCTTTTTATTTTTAGGAAAACCAGCTTTCATATTTGCGTATGCTTTAGCTGATATTGTAGAGTTCTTTTTACTTCTACTTGTTCCTGCTTTTTTCCTTTTGTTAATGTTTTTATATAAACTCATTTTCCTACCTTCTTCATTGCTAGTTTATGTGCTTGTGTAAAAGTTTTGCCCTTGTTCATGTGCTTTCTCATTTCTGTCATGTGTTTTGCAGTATGATGTTTTTTATGTCTTGCAAGAGTTGCTTTTTGTAATTTAGTTAACATTTGCCTTTTTTCTTTTTATTTTTTTTTGGTTTTTTATATCCGTACATTATAGTAACCTCAATAAGTCTGTAAATTTATCTGTTGCTAGTATAAAGATAACAATAGCAGTCCAAGCTATATATTTAAACTTAAATACTTCTGTTTTTACATCTTTCATGTCTTTTTCTATATGAGTTAGATGATTAGCCTTGATATCATAGATATCTTTTTTTATAAGTTCTATCTCAAGATTTAATTCGTTATTATCTTTCATTTAGTGGCAACCTCTTTCTTTTAGGATAGGTGTTTAAGGCTATCGCTACTGCTTGTTTTTGTGGTTTGCCTTCTTTTTTTAAAATCTTAATTTTTTTGGAAACTAGTTTATTTCTTTCAATTTTTCCATATCCTGAATGTGTAGGGTATGACATTAGCTTGGGCCTATTCCTACTGGTCTATTTTGGACAGCTTCTAATGCAAGTTCTTGTTCGTTTAATTCAAGTTGTGATTTTTTAATCTGTAATTCTTGTTGCTTGAGAGCAAGATTAATTGCTGCTTCTTCTTGTTTAAGTTTAAGTTCTTGTGCTTTAAGTTCAGTATCTATTTGTAACTCTTGAGCTTGTAATTGTAGTTTTTGTAATTCTACCTGAGCTTTTTGTTGTGCTACCTTTTCATCTAATGTAGGTTCAGGTGGTGGTTTAGGTGGCATCATAGCTGGGTTAGATATAAATTGATCTGCATTTTTATATCCTGATTGAGCTATAAATTCACTTACTGCATTGTATATATTTTCTGGTGTAACAATAGAACCCATGCCACCATTTTGTACCAGACCTTGTATTATCTGCATAATAGAACCCATGGTTTGAGTTTTACTTTGTTGAGAACCCGATCCTACACCTACATTTACAGTACAATTTAGTTTTTCTTTCCAACGAGATACATCTATTGGTACAAATTTTCCGTTAAGATAAGCCATTTTTTGTCTATCTTCGTATCTTTGTACGAGTGAATAAATGTTTCTAAATAAATCTTTAATACCTGTTTCTGCAAATATACGAGCAATAAGCTCAATTCTTTGCATAGCAGACTCGGTTGCTGCTGAGATTGCACCACTCGTTACATGAGATGTTAATACATCAGGATTTAATCCTTGCGACATCTTAGATACACCTGATCTTTCTTCTCTAATGCCATCTAGGTATTGCACCATTTGAAACGCATAAGGTTGTATTTGTGGTGTAGGTAAAGCTGTAACAGCTCCTGGTGCTCTCATTCTTACAATCCCACCTGGTTTAGATGAAAGTAAATCATCTAATTCTACTTGACCAGCAAGAACTGCATATCTAGCATTGTTAGTTAAATACATATTATCAAGAAGATTTCTCATAATAGTAGATTTAATGAGCTGTATATCTTGGACTGTATCAGCAATACTCATGCCATGGAATTTATGTGGTATTGGTAGTGGACAAATCGTTGAGAAAGGAATTGAGTCAATCTCCTCATTATCCAATATTATATGACCACCTTTAGTAATTTTTCTAAGTTCTGCTATGCCATCGTTATCATAGTCGATGTGCATATAACATTCTTCTAACCAAACTTTTCTTGATGGCCCTTCTCCTTCATCGCCAGGAGATGAATCATCATCGTAACTAAATCGTGCTATTCTTTCCTCATTAAATTCTGCGTTATTTTGTGTATAGCTTGGTAGTTCATCAACTAAAGACTTAGGATAGCCTTCTAAAATTAAATCAGATACCGATTTTTTTACTCGATGACACACAAAACTAGCATCTTCAACAGAAGTAGCCCTTCTTGATACTAAAAATTCTTCAGGTGGTACAGATAAAACTCTTACTTGTCCATCGGTTTTAGTTTTTTTAACCTTAACATCGTGTTCAACAATAGCTGGAGATATAAGATTCCCAAAATCATCGACTTGTTGTTTTTGTATTATAACCTCAGTATGCTCTATAACTTCCATATCATCGTTAGCAAGAATAGATTGGTATTCAATTTCAGTTAGATTGGTGTAATTTTCTTTAGATACTTCTGTTTTTTCTTCCCAGAAATGTTTTATAACTCCTGTTTTAGATATTAAAGCATCTTTAAAAGCATCATACAGCACCTTAAAGCCGTTATTTTGCTTGTTAAAGACATAATTAACGTAATCAGTAGCTTGTTGTGCCATCTCGACATCTTCAGGGCCTTGTGGCTCAAATTCAGCTACATTGTTATGCGTGGTAAAAATACGCATAAGACTCGGCATAATATACTCAATCGTATCTCTTACATCAGTGGTTACGATCTCAGACCTACCCTCTATTTCATTACCAAACTTCTCGCCAAGATAATACTTCATGGCATCTTCTCTTTGTTCTGAAAGTTCAGTATTAAAATTGCCAGAAGCAGACTCTATCTCATTGCTTAGTTTTGATGCTAATTCATCATCGGTCATCTTTTTAGCCATTTATTTTCCGTACCTTTTTTTAAATTCTTGTGCTTTAGTTGTTAATGGTTTTCTTTTTATTCGATTATAATCATGGTCTATTCTTTTTGTATTTGATTTCATTTGAAATCCTCTATCTCGATTTCTTCTTTCTCGAAGTCTTTTTTCTTCTTCCCTTCTTCTTATTCTTTCTTCGATTATTATTCTGCTTGTTGTTGGCATAATGTTCTCCTATACGACTGCGACATCAGGGCCTAATCTGCCTTTACTGTTCCATCGTGAACCTTTAGTTGTTGAATGTCTAAGACTCATAGCAGCATATCTTGTAGCCGACATTAAGTCATCTTTAAGTTTAACCAGTTTTCCATCTTTACGATGATACATACGATACTCCTCAAACCAGCTATAAAGGGTATTAAATACTTTAAATCTGCCAGATTCCATCCTGTCTAGCATATCCATAAGACCTGCTTCAACCGAATTACCCCCTTTTTTCTCGCCTAATGCTGGGGGATTTTCAAAGTGGAAAGGCAGCATATTAACATAAGCATCACGATATTGTTCAGCTAGGGTAATCCCAGAGCCTTTATCGTGTTGGTAGCCATCGTGTGGCCAGACTATAGGGATATAGTCGCTACCTTCCCGTTCATTAATATGTGATGCATGATAACTTGGGATTTGTTTACTCATGCTGTAACAGTCATAAACATAGACAATATCCTTATCTCTATCCCAAGCTAACCAAACTACTGCTGTAGGGTGGTCATATCCAAAATCTAGACCTGCAATCCTTGCGAAATGAGGGGGTATGGTGAATGGATCACAGGCTAAGTTATCTTCATCGATAGGAAAGACTAATCCACTTCCTATCATCGGTATGCCCTTTGATCTCATATCACGTTCGTGTTGAGGTA